CGTGAACTCGTTGTTATTGTCTTGTTTCATTACAGGCAATTTACCCTTAATAATGCTTGGTGTCAAGTTATTTTTACTCATCTCGGTAACCCCCTCATAAGCGTTTTTCTTTCATCCAATAATAATTCACTCTGTAGTCTTCGAGAAAGCGAACCGCAACCATGACACCTATACGATAAGTATTGATTGCTCACGGTTGTATAATAGCCACCATTGGGTTTCAGGTCATCACTACCACAAGTAGGGCAACATTCCCCATCAGAATACATTCCCACATTGGGATGCGATTTAACCCAAGGTCTGAGTTCTACATAGACTTCTTCAAGGATACGTACATCTTCTTCGTTGTAAGTGAGCATTTTTAATAATGCCGTCTCGTCGCCATGCAAACAATCCGTCCACAATTTGAAATTGGTTTCAAGTTTGCCACGATTCGTCATAAGTTTACTTAAATAGTCTAACTTATTCGACGAGAAAGCAAATGATTTTTTAACCACTTTCAAGGTGTCGATTGATTGATATGGAGATGGTGGCAGCAATCCATTAATGTGAAACCTTGTGTTTAGTTTCTTAATATCAAACCTATCTCCGTTATGTGCTATCACAACATCAGCACTATCCATCAATGCCCAAACACTATCTATTATTCGGGCATCATCCCTTGCTACCGCTTCCGTAGGTGTCTGGACATCAGACATAACTTTAGAATCATACAACCACTTAGCTGACCACGAGACAACATTCCAATCTTTTATTATATTGTTGGGCTGGATGTATTTATTGCCAATTAAACTCCAGACATAAACTTCCAATGGTGTTGTTTCAATGTCGAACAATAATATCTTAGCCCCACCATTAGGATAGTATGCCCCCCATTTACCACACGACATACACCTATATCTCTGCCTACCTTGTTTCGACTTGCCACGTTTGTGTAGTTGGTCGCTATCACATCTCTTACATTTCATATTTGCTCCATTTTAATCCATTTATTGAGCGAATTTTCCCATTCTTTCATGGTCGCATCGCCATTATTATACCGAACCCAAACTTTATCAAACTCTTCATGTAGCCTATATAACATTTTTCTGAAATGATAGTCTGGGTTGGTTCTGAAATTCACTTCGGCAATTTTAGTTAAAAAGTGCTTCCGCAGGTCTGTCTGTGTAGTCATGGTATCTCCCATTTTTTATGTCGTATTGTAATTTCGCATCTCCAGGTCTTCCATTCTTATATTGGAATCGAACCTTCTGAACGTGGATTCCCACATAGTCTTCATTATCGTCCCTATGGCGATGAACAGTAACACAATTGTCACTTTTGTTGAAGAAGTTTGCACTCCCGCTAATGTCGTATGGACTCGGCACAACAGGCTTCCTATTGTTATCCATTTCCATTTTGCGTGGGTGGGCTACAATCCATATATGAATCTCGTTCAACTTAGCGAAACTATTTAATGCCGCAAGTGTTCGTGAAACATAATTTGTTTCGTTCTCGCCTTGCCTGAACTTATGCTCCACCGTGTTCCAAGGGTCAATTATAAGCCCGTTCAATCCATATCGGTAGTTTAAGATTTTGGCTTGGTCTAATATACTCTCAATCGTAACGTCCTTTTCCTGTGTGCCTATAAATTTGATGTGGTCATCTAATATACTCATAGAACTACGAGCAGTCTGTTCATTCAGTCTATCATCGCCCCAAAAAGCCTTGCCCGAAAACTTCCCTACCAACTTTAATAAGTGATGTTTGACGGGGAAATTTTCAGCAGAGAACACTCCAAATTGCCACCCGTGATCCTGAATTAAATTAATCATTAGAGCGTCCATCCATTCAGACTTCCCCATATTCGGAACACCTGTTATAACGGTAACTTCTGACGGAGAAATCCTGTAATAATCATCCAACCCGACCCATCCTGTCGATAATCCTTTAGAATCAGGCTTGAGTAATAAGTCAATAGCATCTTCAGTAACATCGGCTACGGTTATAACACCATCAATTGGATACGGATGGGCATCCGTTATAATGCCCGTAACGGTTTCTTCTCCGTGTTTGACCAAAACGTCATTCATATCCTTACAGCCATCAGGATAGGTTACTCGATAACATTTCTCTCGTCCTATTCGTCGGGAAAGTTCATCTCTCATAGCATTACCGCTTGGGTCGTTATCCATAGCTAAGATAACCGTAGTAGCGTTCATTAGATATTCTTCAGCAGACAATAAATAGCTGAACTTTCTATCGCTTGCGTGAGAATTAGGGGCAATAGCACCATCGGGTAAACTAACCACGTTATTATAACCGCACTCAACCAGAGATAAAGCATCCATTTCGCCTTCGGTGATTATAATGGCTTCCATGCCTTTCATGTGGTCAAATCTATAAAAGCATTTCTCAGCGTTCTTTTCTTGTCTGAATTTCTTATCTGCCGTCCTTGATTTGATATTGACGATTTCACCTTCTTTATAAAAGGGAAATTGTATCCATCGGTTATTATAACCTATCTTCTCACTTATAACAACGTCTTCTGATATACCCCTGTCCTTGAACCAAGTTATAACTTCACTTGGTAAGTCTGTTTTTGGTGTCTCTTGTGGTTTCACAATAGGAGCGATAACATGGGGTACATGAGTTTTTTTCTCTTTTAACGATCCTTTCCAACTACAATGATGGCAATTCCATACACCTTCATCTATATTTACCGAGAGGCAAGGGTCATTTCCCTTTCTTCTATTCGGTGAACATTGTGGGCATTTGGTTTTCTCCTGCCCACTCGAACTCCTTAGTTCAATTCCGTACTCGTGAAAATCCATATATTATCCTTTGTGTGTTTTGTGTGTCAGTTGCGATTAAAAAAGGCTAAGTATCTGCCTATTCAAATCTATTTTCCATAAATTAATGTCATTACTGGCTTTAAAGCCTACGTGGTTAATTTTACCCTTTTCCCAAGTATCGTAATGCTCAAATCCTAATTTCTTCCAAAACTTGTTGCTTTCTAAATCCACCCTACACCGAAGTGTAAATCCTAACCGACCAAATTGTTCACAAAATTGTCGGCAACAATCAACGAGTGCCTTCCCGTAGTGTAACCTTCTTGCATCGTTTCTAATCGCTATCTGTTGTATTTTAGCGTATCTATAACTGCCTCTCGCTGGTGTTATTAAAACATAACCAACCGCATCGCTATTAGCTTCACAAATCAATACGATAAAATTCCGTTTTCCTCCCCACACATAATCTTCCCAGACGGTTTTTTGTATAAAGCCCACCGCATAACTATTTTCTTTCTGTAGTTTATCTACAAGTAACATATCTTTAATAGTGCTTGTCCTAACGGCAATGTCGTTTAAAGGGTTGTCGTATAACACGTTTATTAGTCCCGTGCTACAATCAAATTTTCCTAAGTCCATTTTACCTGTCCCCTTTACGCAGTGTGTGATATAACTCTACGATAGCTCTATTTGGCTCTAATATACCCATAGAAGCTCGTAAAATCAAAAAGTGGTATGTTGGTATCATTGTGTGAACTTCAAGTGTAAATTGGCGAATTTAGTCATTCCATTTTTACTCTTTATTCTTAAAATTCTTAAACTTAATAAGTTTGATTGCCAAAATGTGTCTGTGGTAGCCCATCGAATTACATCCCGAACATCATTCTCTCCCCATTTGTCGATTGTAATTAATTGATATAACACATTTACGGATTCATGTGTCAATTTATCATCTTCGTGCCAATTCGATTTAATATGATTTGGATATTGTTTGTGCTTTGTTTGATAGAACTCTGAAACTATCCTTTTTAGAAATGCCATTTGGTTTTCATTAATATTGGGATTATAGGCATATTTATTAATAATTGTGTCTGTGGAAGAATCGTTTTTTGATTCTGAGACTATAGATGTTTTATTAATTGGTTTAATTCCCTTTAGACTCTTATCATTTTGATAACCCCCCCTTATCATTTCTACAACCCCCTTATCATTTTGATAACCCCCTACAACTTCAATCATTCTAAGGTGGTTTCGTTTGGATATATGAACTGAAATATAACCCTTGTCTTTTAAGGATGTTATTAGTCTTGAAATGTTTTCTTTTTGCATCTGTAGGAGTTCACCAAAATGCTCATTATGGGCTACGCACCCTTTCTCCAACATTGATAATTGGTTAATCTCCATCAGCAATACTTTTTCTTTCATAGTTAGATTGGAATCGTGCAGGATTTCAATAGGAATCCATACGCCTTTATGCTTTGTCAATTTATAAATTCTCCAAAATATAAACGTTGTGATATAATAGCATAGTGATTCACTCACCGATCCTATGATTCATTATATATTCTAATTCATCTTGCCAATCAATTAAATCTTCATCCTTGGAAAACGTGGCAAGTTCTTTACATTCTGAACATTCACCCGTAATTTCGTCATCATATTCATCGACTACGTTGTTGGGTAATGCTCCGCAACACTCTGAGAATAGAAATTCATCCATAATGTGCCACCAGATTTATAAAAAACATCACTATCCATACATATATAAGTATTTCTAATATCTTCACAAATTGTTCCATACATCTCATATCAATATCCTTGTAAAAATGGCAGAGGTGGGAAGGAAAATAAACCACCTCTCTCGTTGCCATTGTAATTTTAGATTAATCCTTTTTTACGGTTGAATCGTAGTAAATACAATTCTCTCCAAGTTCTAACTTACATCTTTTGTCGGCTAAATCCAAATCGATAAACTGATTTAATTTTCGGGTAATTATAACCCCCAAACACTTGCCGCAATTATAATTGGCACAATATTTCAATGCTTTCTTTGATTTCTTCATTTTCTGTTCAACCTGTTCAGTCTTAACGCCTCATCGATATAATAGCCTAACTTATCATCCATAACCTTGCGATCCAAATACATAGAGACAATGATAACTACACCGATTCCAAGTGTGAGTAACAGGCAGATTGATAATACTTTATAGTAGATGATTTCCATGTTTATTTCTCCTGTATGATTAATTAGTAAATTCTAAAGTATCTCGCCACAATGAGCAATGTGTAGTACTTGTCCTGTTTTCACAATCTGACTGAACACCATCGGTAATAGTAATATAAATCTTATCTGCGTGTACAAAATCAAACTCAGCCCTAACAAAGCCACCGCTTACACGATGCAATCCCCAAGCTATTTTTTGTTCAGTTTCAATTTGATTCAATCTCTCTGATAGTTTATCCAATTCTATATCATTTAGTTTATTATAATGTTCGTCAGAATAATAGTCTATCTGTTCTACCGCGATTTTATTACTCATGTTATTTCTCCCTTTTTGATACAATTAATGCTATTATTATAAATGTGATCATCCACATTGAATTTATTAATACGAATGGGTTTAAAATATAATCTATCATGTTATAACTCCCTTTTTGCAAGTGAATGTAAAGCCACTTTATAAGCTAAATCCAAGGGCAATGGATGTTGCCCTCTGTCTGGTGCATCGTATTCTTCGCCAAATGCACGAACATAGGTTGCTCGTTTCTCTTTCTCTGACGTAGCTTTGACTTTAGCATCTAAATCCCGTATCTGTTCATTATATGATTTAATTGTGTTCATT